GCTTGCGCGTTGTTCGTCAGTACGACATCAACAACGACCGTATGCCTTGCCGTATCGACGTTCTGTATGGTTTCAGCACCATCCGCCCGCAGATGGCTTGCCGTATTTGGGGATAAACCATGCCAAATACCAAAGCAGTCGGTGTTGCCTTTTCTGACCCCCAGTTGGATGCGGCAATCATCGGGAACTCTAAGGCTGCTGGTGGTACTGTAGGTTTCTACGGTACTACCCCAGTTGTGCAACGCGCTGCTGCCAATCAGGCAGCATCAGTAGTGTCGGCATCGTCCTACATTACTGTTGGGTCTAACTTGGCGGCTTGGGCCGCTGAAGTTAACGCAACCCTCACAGGCCTCGGCGTGTGGAAGGGTGGAGCTTAAATTTTTTTATAGGATATTTTTATCATGGCACTTCCTAAAATTGGTGATGGCGAACAAGTCGGTGATGGCAATACCGGCGAAGTTCTGAATGTTGGCCGTACTGGTCAATCTCTGCAAATCGGTGGCTCCGCAGCTACTACGATTGGTTTCTATGGCGCTACGCCAGTTGTGCAACGCGCAACTGCTACAACGCACACGACTACCAACGTGGTAACTAGCGCCAGCTACGGTACGTTGCAAGTGGCTCAAATGCAAGAAGTGATGAACACTCTTGCCGGTTTGGGTCTTTGGGCGTCTTAATGAGCCGAGGTTCGCTCTTGCACGTTGGATGCGGGAGCGAATCTATCCCCGCGTTTATGTCCGGCTTTGTGGAAACAAGGCTGGACATTGACGCTTCGAAAAATCCTGATATTGTTGCATCCATGCTGGACATGGGCGACATTGGCGAATACGACAGCATTTATTGTTGTCATGCGTTAGAGCATCTTTACCCGTTTGAAGTGAAGATTGCGCTCCAAGAATTTAAGCGGTGTCTCAAGCCAGGCGGCTATGCGGTTGTATTTGTGCCTGACTTAGAAGGCGTTTGTGCAACCGAAGATGTGCTGATTGAAGCCCCGTGCGGCCCTATTAGCGGCTTAGACATGATTTATGGATATGCCCGCGCATTGCGCGAAGGCAATCTTTTTATGGCCCACAAATGTGGGTTTGTGGCCGATACGCTCAAAACAGCATTTGAAGATATTGGTTTTTCCAAAGTTGAATCTAAGCGATTGACCAACTACAACCTTATGGCAGTGGCAGTTAAATGAAAGTTGTCTTTTGTCTTCCTACAGTCAAGCGCCCATTTCAGCAATGCTTGGACGCTATTGAGGCGTCCATACCGCTGATAAAAGCGGCGGGTTGGGAAGAAGGTTTAGTCAACGAAGTTGGCAATCCTTACATCTCAGCAGCGCGTGCGGCCATGCTTAGAAAAGCCTTGGACGCCAAGGCAGATGTCATTGTGTTTATTGACCATGATGTGTCGTGGGCACCCAAAGACTTGTTGACCTTGATTGAGACCCCCGGCGATGTTGTTGCGGGTTTGTACCGGTTCAAGAAAGACGAAGAACACTACATGGGCGTTTTGCAGGACGGCGAGAACTTTATGCCCGTCTGTAGGCCCGATGGATGTATCCAAGCCACCAAAGTGCCCGCAGGCTTTCTAAAAGTCACCAAGGAGGCTATAGGGCGTTTCATGGACGCATACCCGCACCTTTGCTACGGCCCCAAATACAACTTGTCCGTTGATCTGTTCAACCACGGCGCTCACAAGGGCGCTTGGTGGGGCGAGGATTACGCTTTTAGCCGCAACTGGATTGATGCTGGCGGCGACATCTGGGTTGTGCCAAATTTGGATTTAACGCATCACAGCACTGAAACCGCATACCCCGGCAACTACCATAATTTTCTACGTCAACAACCTGGAGGCGACTTATGGTCATCTACCTAAAACACCCCGTCCACGGCAGAAAAGTCGCCACTATGGATCTTGAAGCAGAAGCCGATGAGAAAAACGGTTGGGTGCGATACAATGAAGATACGCCCGATTTTGAGTTGGCGGCTCCTGTGAACGTCCTGGAAGTAAAGCGGCGTAGAAAAGTTGAACCACAAGGGGTCTAACTATGGCGACTTACACTGCGGGTGACCAGATCAACCGGGCGCTGCGGTTGCTTGGCGTTTTAGCTGAAGGCGAGACTACCTCCGCATCAGTGTCGCAAGACTCACTGTTGGCGATGAATCAGATGATTGATTCATGGAACACTGAACGCCTGTCGGTGTTCAGCACTCAAGATCAAATTTTTACTTGGCCTGCGGGTCAAATTACGCGCACGCTTGGCCCGACAGGCAACTTTGTTGGCCTGCGCCCCGTGTTGCTGGACGACTCAACATACTACCGCGACCCAGGCACAAACGTCAGCTTTGGCATCAAGTTCATCAACCAGCAGCAGTACAACGGCATCGCGGTCAAAACCGTAACGTCAACTTACCCGCAAGTCATTTTTGTAAATATGACTTACCCCGACGTTACGATGACGGTCTACCCACAGCCCACGCGGGATTTGGAATGGCACTTTGTGAGCGTTCAAAAATTGGACGAACCGGCCACACTAACGACTGTGCTGGCTTTCCCGCCAGGCTATCTGCGGGCGTTCACCTACAACTTGGCGATGGAAATTGCGCCTGAGTTTGGCGTTGAGCCTAGCCCACAAGTGACCCGCATTGCTATGACCAGCAAGCGCAATCTGAAGCGCATCAACAACCCTGATGATGTGATGTCGATGCCTTACGCCATTGTGGCTACCCGCCAGCGGTTCAACATCTATTCTGGCAATTATTAATGCAAACACCAATTTTGGGTGCGGCGTATGTTGCAAGGTCAATAAATGCCGCAGATAACAGATGCGTTAACCTGTTTCCGGAGATGACTCCGGACAACGGACAGACCGCCGCGTTCCTCAACCGTGCCCCGGGGCTTAACTTTCTGCAATCGGTGGGCACAGGCCCGATCCGCGCTCTGTGGGCGCACCAGACCAACGGCAGCGACTTCTATGTCGTATCAGGCCAAGAAGTCTACAAGCTGACCGGCTTGACGGCCACGCCGACATTGCTGGGCACAGTGTCCGGCACGGGGCCGGTGTCAATTGCGGATAACGGGACACAGATTTTCTTCGCCTGCAACCCCGACGGCTACATCTACAACGAGACCACCAATGTGTTCGCGCAGATCACAGACCCAGACTTTGCTGGCGCTGTGACGGTGGCGTATCTCGACGGGTACTTCGTCTTCAACCAGCCGGACAGCCAAATCATTTGGGTCTCGCAATTGTTGAATGGTCAATCCGTTGACCCGCTGGACTTTGCAAGCGCCGAAGGCTCACCGGACGGCGTAGTGGGCTTGATTGCTGACCACCGCGAACTGTGGGTGTTTGGTACTGATTCCGTGGAAGTCTGGTACGACTCAGGCGCGGCTGACTTCCCGCTGACCCGCATCCAAGGCGCTTTCAATGAGATCGGTTGCGTGTCTGCGTACACCATTGCCAAGATGGACAACGGCCTTTTTTGGCTGGGCACAGACGCGCGCGGCCAGGGCATCGTCTATCGGGCCAACGGCTACACCGGCCAGCGCATCTCTACGCACGCGATTGAGTACGCCATTGCCCAGTACGGCAACATCTCAGATGCTATTGCATACACATACCAGCAAGAAGGCCATGCTTTCTATGTGCTGACATTCCCGTCGGGCAACGCCACTTGGGTGTACGACGTTGCAACCCAAGCCTGGCACGAGCGTGCTGGATGGGACAACGGCGAGTTCACCCGCCACCGCAGCAATTGCCAGTGCAATTTTGGCGGCAACATCATTGTGGGCGACTACGAGAACGGCAACATCTACACGCTAGACCTTGATGTCTACGCCGACAACGGAGGCATCCAGAAGTGGCTGCGTTCATGGCGGGCGCTGCCGTCAGGGCAAAACAATCTCAAACGCACCGCGCACCACAGCTTGCAGTTGAACTGCGAGTCGGGCGTTGGTCTGAATGACGGCCAAGGCTCCGACCCTCAAGCTATGTTGCGCTGGTCGGATGACGGCGGTCACACCTTTAGCAATGAGCATTGGTCACCAATGGGCAAGATAGGCGCGTACTACCAGCGCGTCTTCTGGCGGCGGCTGGGCATGACGCTCAAACTGCGAGACCGGGTCTACGAGGTGTCCGGCACTGACCCGGTCAAGATTGCCATCATGGGCGCTGAATTAATACTCAGCCCGACCAATGCTTAACAATACGCAAATCACGCCTCCGCGTGTTCCAATCGTAGATCAACGCACAGGCGCGGTTTCGCGTGAATGGTATCGTTGGTTTTTCAACCAGTACACCGTAACCGGCGGCGGAACAGGCATCACGCCGGTCACCAATGGCGGCACAGGGGTAAGCGCTACCCCTACCAACGGTCAGTTGCTGATTGGCAATGGCACAGGGTACACCCTTAATACGCTGACGGCCAGCAGCGGCATCACGGTCACCAACGCAGCGGGAACTATTACCGTTGCCAATTCGGGCGTGTTGTCTTTCTCAGGTGGCACTACCGGCCTGACGCCAGCAACGGCCACCACAGGCGCTGTAACGCTTGCAGGCACCTTGGCTATTGCCAATGGCGGAACAAACGGCTCTTCGACCCCTACGGCTGGCGCTGTGCCCTACGGCACGGGTACGGCGTACGGATTTACTGCTGCGGGAACTTCCGGCCAAGTGCTGACCAGCGCGGGCGCAGGAGTTCCAACTTGGAAAACCCCAGACACGTTATCCGCACCGGTCGTCAAAACAGCCGACTTCACTGTGGCCGACGGCGAAGCTTGGCTCATCAATAACAAGTCAGGCTCCACCTGTACCGTTACATTACCTGCGGCTGCGTCTTGGGTTGGGCGTCAATTGATTTTCAAGACCATACAACTCCAAGCAATTGTGTCAGCGTCCAGCAATGTTGTGCCAATTGGCAGCACAACTGCTGGTACGGCTATTCTTTTGGGTGTAATAGGCAACTGGGCGACTTTGGTGTCCGACGGCACTAACTGGATTATCATGCAGACTCGCAACTAATATGTTAAGCGTGAAGGAGAATTAGTAATGGCCGCATGGATGTTACCAGCAGCAATCATAGGAAGCAGCTTATTTGGCGCAAGTACCGCCAATAGGGCCGCAGGCGAACAAGCCGATGCCGCAACGCGGGCGGCTGAAACGCAAGCGGCTGCATCCCGTTACGCGGCAGACTTGCAACAAAAGCAGTACGAAGAAAACGTAGGCCGTCAAAAACCGTTCTACGAGGCAGGCGTTAACGCCTTGCCTGAATTGGTGTCAGCGTCTCGCTACACGCCGTTTAGCATGGAACAGTTTACGGCTGACCCAGGCTACGGATTCCGGCTGTCGGAAGGCCAAAAGGCGTTGGAGCGTTCGGCGGCTGCGCGCGGCGGGTTGATTTCTGGTGGCGCGTTAAAGGCCGCTACACGCTTTGGCCAAGACATGGGATCGCAAGAGTACACCAACGCTTTCAACCGCTACCAGACTGAGCGTGCCGCACGACTCAACCCTTTGCAATCGTTGACCGGAATGGGCCAGACTACCGCTGCCGGTCTAGGCTCTGCGGGTCAGACAATGGCGTCTAATGTGGGCGGCTATGGCATGGCAGGCGCGGGCGCTACTGCTGGCGGTATGACTGATGCTGCCAATGCCCGCGCATCTGGATACGTTGGCGGCGCTAACGCAATTACAGGTGGGCTAGGCCAATACCTTAGCTACCAACAAAATCAACAGCAGCAAAATATGCTGAATGATTATTTGAACAGACCAAGGCCATCTGCTACGCCCGGATATTACGACAATTTTGGGCCTTAAGGACACATCATGGCAATTGATTCACGCATAGCATTGGGCGTACAGCCCCTACAGGTTCAGTATCGTGACCCTATGGCGAGCTACAACCAGTTGGCGCAGCTACAGTCTGCGGACACTCAAAACCAGCTTGCACAAATGCAGATGCAAGAGGCTCGGCAGCTAGCACCGTATCGGATGCAAGAGCAGCAATCCCGCGCTGCAACAGCCAAGCTGACGCTTGATGACGCAATTGAAGCGCAAACCTATATCAAAACCGTGATGGCTAAAGCGGCCGAAGCATCTGGCGGGAGCGCCCCGACAAATCCTTTTGAAGCGGCAAAGCAGATGATGAATTACCCAAATGCTCAAGTGCAAGCGGCGGGCTTACGATTGCTTGAATCATTTCAAAAGCTGCAAGCGTATGAGCAACAAGCGCAATTCTTGAAAGATGAAAGTGTTGTTCCGGTTGCGCCTGCCGGTTTGCCTGCCGTAACTGCGCCTAGCATTGGCAGTGTTACTGCGCCAATGGTTGCGCCTGGAACGTCTGCCCCTAATGTAGCTTCGGCTTTATCCAGATTTGTCTCAGGAACAAAAGATATGCCAGACGGCAGCGTAGGGCCATATTTTTCTATCGGAGGACAACCAGTATCCGAAGAACAATATTTAAGCGGCAGAGAAGCCATCATGTTACCGCCGCCAGTTAATGCTTTGGCTCCAGCCGTTGCTGCTGCGCCTGCGGTTAACGCAATGATTCCTGCTGTAGCTAGTGCTTTGCAAAACGCTGACGCGCTAAAGAAAGAAATTGAAAAAGGCGACCGCACTTACGGGAAAGCACCTGGTTGGACATCAAAACGTGAATTGCTGGTTGAGGCTTACAAGCAAGCTCTGAAGCCTGGGGCGGTTGGAACAAAAAGCGAATTTGAAAGATTGTTGGATGAATCAGGTTTATCTGATACAGAAAAACAAGATATGCGTAAAGCCAAGCTGGCTAAGGAAACAGCTAAACCAGCGGACAAAGTAGAAGCAAAAAGCGACTTTGAAAAATTGCTTGCAGATTCGGGTCTTACTGAAGAACAAAAACAAGAAATGCGTAAGGCGAAACTGGCTAAGGAAACAGCTAAACCAGCAGAAAAGACAGAAGCAAAAAGCGACTTGGCGCAACTCATGTCTGAACGTGCTGCTTTAGTAGCGTCTGGCGTGGCGCTTACCGACAATCGCGTAGTCGCATATGACAACGCAATCCAAAAAGTTTCGTCTCCAAGCGCCGGTCAACCATCTGACGTAACGCGGCTTATCACTGAACGCAATGCGGCTGTTGCAAGAAAAGCGCCGCCGGATGAAATTGCAGCCCTCAATGCGGCGATTAAGAAAGCGACTACACCCGCGCAAGGAACTACGGTCAACGTCAACGCAAGCCAGAAAGCAGAAGATGTAGAACTTGGAAAGTATGTGGTTGACCAATACAAAGACATTTCTACAAGAGCAGACGTTGCCACAAGGTCATTGCCTGCTCTTGACATAAACCTCAAGACGCTAGAAAAAGGTTTTGACACCGGTTTTGGTACTGAAACAATTGCCGCAGGCGCTAAAGTGTTGGCTGCGCTTGGGGTGCAAAACGCAAAAGATTTTGCTACAGATTCGCAGACATTTTTGGCTAACGCCAACAGCGCTGTTTTGCAAAAACAACTGGAACAAAAAGGCGTGCAGACCGCCGCAGACGCGGATCGAATTACGTCTACCGGCGCTCAACTTGGCAACACAAAAGAAGCCAACAAATTTATCATCAGCGTGGCCAAGGCGCAGCTTCAGCGCGACATTGCCCAGCGTAAGTTTTATTCTGATTGGCGGACTGAAAATAAGACATTCAAAGGTGCGGAGGACGCTTGGTACGCAGGCCCAGGCGGCGCGTCGTTGTTCGATTCCCCGATACTCAAGAAGTACGCGGAGCCTGTAGCAGGCCAAGCAGAAGCCCGTAATGCAGGGCTGGACAAGATCTTTAAGAAGGCACCGTAATCATGGCCGACCAATTTAGAGACCAAATCAACACCGCCCGGCGGGCGGGTTACAAAGACGACGAACTTGTCGGGTATCTAAAAGATAAAGACCCTCGCGTCGGCGAAGCGCTTAAGCAAGGCTATGGGGCAAAAGAAATTTTGGACTACCTTGCGCCAGCGCTGTCTACAGGAGAAGAATTTTTACGCAAGACCGGCGTTGCTGTTCGTGGGGCCACTGAGGCGCTTGCGCCGGTTGCGGCAGGGGCAGGTGCGGGGTTTCTAATGGGTGGCCCTGTAGGGGCTGGCGTAGGTGCGTTAGCCGGAGGATTGGCGGGGCCAACCAGCGACGTGTTGGTGCAAGGCTATAACCGATTGGTGGGCGCAAACCGGCCCACACCATCGCAAGCCATCTCCAGCATGATTCCTGGCCCTCGCGCAGAGACGTCGGTCGAGCGCGTCCTTCAAGGCAGTGCAGGCGCGTTGGGTGGCACTGCTGGCTCTGTAGGCGCAGGTCGTGCCATCGTAAGCGCAGCGGACGCGGGGCTTCCAGTTTCTCAAGGCGCGCTAGCGGTAGGCCGTGAGGCAGCGCGGCTTCCTATTGCTCAGTTAGTCACCGCGCCTATTACCACCGCAGCAGGGCAAACTGTGACCGAAACAACCGGAAACCCGTTGCTTGGATTGGCGGCGGGCGTAGGTACTGGATCTGCCGCAGGGGTACGGCCAGTTAAGCGCGGCGCAGTGCCAACAGCGGAAGAGTTGTTAGCACAGTCTAAGGC